GTACATATCGCTGGCCGACAAGGCCCGCCTGGTATCCGTAGTGCTTTGGCACGGATGACTCCCGAAGCCCGAAACTGCCTTACTATTGAAAATGACGAAATGACCTGGGGCATTGAACACAGCCTCGAATTGGTCAAGGACTGCGCATTGGTCTTAGACATACACCATCATTGGATTAAAACTGGAGAATATATTGAACCGACTGACGACCGTGTTAAAAGGATTATTGATAGTTGGCGTGGTGTTCGGCCTGTCATACATTATAGTGTTTCACGGGAAGACTGTCTTGTTGAGCATCCCGGACACATCCGCCCCGATCTTTCGACCCTCTTAGCACAAGGCTACAAAAAAGCCAAGCTGAGAGCACACAGTGAATTCTATTGGAACACAGCCGTAAATGAGTGGGCGTTGACCTTTAGAGACCAATTCGATATCATGTGCGAAAGCAAAGCCAAGAACTTGGCCTCATTTGCCCTACATGAGCAAGACAACGTTATTAAGAAGTCTTTGGCTTGCGAGGAGTCTTCGGTGCTGCTGCTTTCTTAGCAGGTGCTTTCTTAGCTTTAGCTACTGCTACCGCTTTGTTTTGAGCAGTGACTTCCGCTGCCGGTGTAGCCTCAACTACCAATGGAATTGGAGTAACAGCCGCTGGCTCAGGCACCTTGTAAGGTGCTGATTCTACTGCCGGGGCTACTTCAGCTGGCTTGACTCCGAACATTTTTTTCAATAATCCTAGCATATTAAAAATCTCCTTGTAGGTTATTTATACGGTAAATACATGTATGGCATATAATTTTATACAAAAATTCATAGTTGAAGGCAAAAAAGACAAACTAATCCAGTTGACTCTGCCCTATGCCGATGACGAACTTGCACCAGTAAAAAGCAAAGCAACCATAGATTATCACTACGGAACACTGTACAAGGCCTACGTTGATCGTTATAACAAAGGCGAAGGTGATGACGATTTCAATGAAGCCGGGGCTTTTTTACATAATATCTACTTTGGACAGTTGGCGCCGCCCGAAGGGTCTAATAGACCCTATGATGCTATTTTACAATTTATAGAAAAGCATTTCAAAACTTTCGATTCATTTAAGAGTGAGATTGAAAAGAAAGCCATGAAGATACAGGGCAGCGGTTGGGTTTATCTGGCCAGGGACGGAGAAATCAAAACCATTGTCAATCACGAAATCAAGAACGATATTGTATTGTTAATAGATTGGTGGGAGCATGCCTGGGCCTTAGACTATCAGGCAGATAAAAAAAGCTATCTGTCTAACATATGGAAAATAATCAATTGGAGGGTAATAAATGGCGTACTCGGACAAAGTAATTGATCATTACGAAAATCCCCGCAATGTAGGCTCATTTGCCAAAGATGATCCCACAATTGGTACCGGCATGGTTGGTGCTCCTGCGTGTGGTGATGTAATGAAACTGCAGATAAAGGTAGATGATGATACAGGTATTATTACAGATGCAAAATTTAAAACGTATGGCTGCGGATCGGCTATCGCGAGCTCGAGCCTTGTCACAGAATGGCTCAAAGGCAAAACACTTGACGAAGCCGGAACAATCAAAAACAAAGAAATAGCCGAAGAACTGGCATTACCGCCAGTAAAGATACATTGTAGTATTCTAGCAGAAGATGCAATTAAGGCGGCAGTAGATGATTACCGTAACCGACACCGCCACTAAAAAAATTAAACAAAATTTAGAGCGCCGCGGTAAAGGTGTGGGCATTCGATTGGGCGTAAAAACTACAGGGTGCAGCGGATTAGCCTACACCATAGAATATGTGGATGAATATACATCAGAAGACGGAGTTACGAATTTTGCTCAAGAAGACTTTGTGGTGTTAGTTGATGCTAAAAGTTTAGCGTATCTTAATGGGCTAACTATGGATTGGGTTCGCAACGGACTCAATGAAGGATTTGATTTCATCAATCCAAACGAACGTGATCGCTGCGGGTGCGGTGAATCGTTTAGAATTTAGACACAGGTAAATCTAAGCTGGCAGGCATATTCCATATCTGCTTCTGCTCTACTCCCTTGCGTTGAGCAAATCTCTTAGCATCGCAGTCTCCACAACAATGAAAAAAATTGTTGCTGAGTCGTTTCTTATCCATATGTTTGAGATCTCTTTCAAATACTACGTCACAGGCATCACATCTTAACACTGCCATAGTCTTTTTTCGTGTATATTGATGGCTGACTCCGTTTTTACTGAGTCTACAGTATTGATTTTGCTGAGTTTTGATCTTGAGGAACATTAAGTATTTACATCCGGCTTATAAAACTTTGGGCTAAATATTAGAGCATTTGCTCAATCTAGGATTATAACCATGGCAAGAAAGACTATTGATATCGGTACTGTCGGCAATGACGGTACCGGCGACAGTATAAGAGATTCATTCCGTAAAGTCAATGACAACTTTAGAGAACTGTATAGCTCATTGGGGCTTGGCGAAAGATTAAAATTTACCGGGCTTGAAGACGCACCCGCTACGTATGTAGGACAAAATGATCCAGTTACTGGTAACACTCCAGTAGTTACTGTGAACAACACTGAATCAGGTTTGGCATTTAAAAAACTCATCGCTGGTTCAGGTATCAGCATTGATTTTACCACCAATCCCAACGAAATATCTATCAATGCAGACTTTGCTGAAATCGTAGCAGATACCACGCCTCAATTAGGTGGTGATCTTTCTCTGCGTTCAGGTGGAAATCAATATCGTATAATTGATGCTGGAACTGCAATTACCCCACTGGATCCTATATTTTCAACAGAGTTAGTCAATAAAAACTACGCTGATTCTAAAATCTCCAGAGCGGGTGTTGACGCAATTAATCCTGCCACAGGCACCGTAGATGTAAGTTTTGGACGCATGAGTGGGCCGTTGATTCTTTCAAGAAGTCCGGAACCAGACGACGACGAGTTATACGGTGGATTAATCGCAGCTACCAAACAATATGTAGATAGTTCAGCGTTTGGCAGCAGTGTGAATTTATATGTAGCACTCAGCGGAGAAGACGATCGCCCCGGAGTATCATTAGCTCTGCAAGGCCGAGCGTTAGCTTATGCCTATCGCACACTTGAAGCGGCGCTGAAACGTGCAGAAGAATTAGTGTTAGAGTCAAGACCGATTATTGGACCTTATGAAAAAACTCTAACATACAACAACGGTGTATCGGAATGTTCACTAACTGCTGTAGACACTTCTCCTATTTCAGGCACAGGATTTGCAGGTACCGTGCGAATGAGTGTAGACACAGCGACGTTGAACAGTGTGGGCACAAATTATTATGCCGGCGATATATTACAAGTCGCAGGCGGTACTGTGGCATCAGGCGGCAGTGCTTGCTTGATCGAAGTGTTATCTACACTAACTACTCCGGGGGCGATCGTTACCTTCCGAGTTATATCAACCGGGGTGTATTCTGCATTACCTGGTGCAACTTCAATATCAACTACAATCAGCACCAGTGCTGCGCCAGTGGGTATTGGACCTATTGGTACTGGTGCCACTTTTAATCTTACCTATAAGGTAGGATCAGTTTCTATATCTAACGGAGGCACAGGATACAGTTTGGTTTCTGTGAGGATAACTGGCGGTGGCGGTACAGGAGCATTTGGTACAGCTGTGGTTACCGCAGGCGTTATAACCAGTGTGACCATCACAGACAAAGGATCAGGCTTTACCAGTTTGCCTACCTTTGTCGTAGATCTTCCCAGATTCTTGATATTTACTAACGCCCTACGCACAGACTTCACCGGCGATGTTTCGACTTCAACTCCAGAAGCTATTAGAGGACGAGATATTAGAGAAGGATTGTTCCTTCGTGGTAAGACCAGCGGTGCGTTGGCACAAATTCTCAATCATTCTGGCGCTTTGGACAGCAGTGGAAATGAAATATTCGATGTGGATATTATATATGGCACATTCCAGATCGGTGAAAGTATTACCTACGGTGATATCGCAAGAAATATACAGATTTCAGTATTAGTAGAAAGCGGTGAATATTATGAAAACTATCCGCTAAGAGTTCCACCTAACGTCAGTATAGTAGGAGATGAATTCCGTCGAGTGATATTTAGACCTCGTCCCGGAACTTCGGCCAGCCCCTGGGCTTTCCAAAAATTCCGCAGAGATAGAACCATCGGCGATCAAGCTACTATACGGCAGGTGTACAACGACACCACTGGCAATTGGAGTTCACAGAATACTATTCCCGATCAATTAACTCTTGCACAGGTAGAGTACGGGTATCACTATCTACAGAATATCACTGAACCGGTCTATCCAAAAATACAGAACAAAGGTGCGTACGAAGCTGCTGCCGATCTAATAAGATTGAATAGAACGTTTCTTCAAGAAGAAATCATTGCAAGAATAGATTTCAATAAAATCAATAGCGTATCTCCGTTCAGTCCGAGTTTTACTTACGACAGAAATTTTTATAAACGCAGCATTGGACAATTAGTCGATGACATGACATTTGATCTTGACTATGGCGAATATAATAGAACTATTTCCAATGCGCTGAAATATTATCAGAATAGTGCTGGAACCCTTGTGATAACCACGCAGCTGTCACAGTATTTGGCTGTGATAGATCTTTTTAATACTCTGGTTCAGGCCATTATAGATAACACCGCTATTACAGGTCTAAAACAAACACTGTTTTTCCAGATCATCGATCCTGCGTTTCAATCAGAAGTAGGAGCAGACGCTGTCGTAGTGCTGTTAATTAATGCCTTTAAGGATGTCATTGACGGATCTGGTTCAGTGAACTATCCTTTAGAAAACGAAGAAATGGATGTGTTCTTGGCCAACGACACTGTGCGTTGGCAGGCTATATCAGCTATTGGGCATGGCGGTTTTATGGGAGTGTTAGATCCCACAGGTCAGATATTGTCAAGATCACCCTACTTCCAAGAATGTGCTTCGTTTAGCCGCAGTCAAAATCGTCAGGTGTTCGCAGGAGGTATGTTTACCGACGGCTTCTCAGGCAATCTGGAATTCAACATAGACGCAGTAACTACACCAACAAGATTGTCCGTCAGTGATCTTGATAGATATCCGCAACTACCAGCATCTTTTATTGTTCTTGATACTGTGTACAGAGTCAACTATGTCAGAGACTTTGTCTACGACAAAGACGGTAGTACTGCTACCTTCATCTTAGATGAAACCACACCGTGGCCGTTTAGTGTATTCAGTTATAACTCTGCTGCATGTAGCAGAGATACTGGGTTGATCGTAGATGGTTTAGGTCGAGATATTGTATTGAATACCAATTACTGGACAAGACAGAATGGTCTAACTTATAGGTTAAGTCAAAGTGCAGTAGTGCTACAGGATCAACGAGCTATTACCTTAGAAGCCATTGAATTTGTACATGATTCTGTTAACGATCTAATCACTGCTTATCCTGCTATTCAAGATACTGTAGATCTCAGTAACCTATCGATAGCAGATATCATTACACGTGGTGTTGCTGCTACACCGACTCTCAGCTTTACTTTACCCACCGGCGCATCTGTTAATGTTACCAATGCATATAATTTATTATTGGCCAATAGAGACTACGCCATAGCTGAGATGCTGAGCTATATTGCTGCACAGATAGCTGGGGCTATTGCACCGTTCGACGCCCTTGATATTCTTATAGCCGGTGAAATTGAATTTCAGACACGGCAAGCTGTAGAAGCTGTGATACATGATGTAATCTACGGCGGCAATGTAGCTACACGTACTAGAGCCTTGAAATTCTACAATAACCTAACAGGTGCAGTAATCACTGACTCTACCCTGTCACAGGCCAAAACTGCTGCATGGCATACTTATTTGAAGTATCTATTAGGCCAGGTTGTGCAAGATTTAAATCCTGCTACAAGTTATTCCGGTGTAACCAGAACTTCCGGTACCGCTGCTTCAGCTACAGAAGCAGCTACGATCAACACCTTAATGACTGCGATGAGTTCAATCATCGGGGCTGCTGATTTCACAGCAGCACAAGCAGTGGTGGCTATCACAGAACCAAGTTTTGTAGGTTACTCTGCCAGCAACATCGCTGTAAGAAACATTATCCAAACTAATCGAGCCACACTACAGGCTTCAGCAGTGGCATTTGTGGATTTCAACGGCAATCGATATGAATTGTTGATGCCTGGCAATAGAAGTATGCTGGGCAACGACTTCACACAGATCAATGACCTCGGCTACGGAATCGTTGTAGCTAATGGCGGTCTTACAGAAGCTGTTTCGATGTTTACTTACTACTGCCATATTGCCTACTATTCAGTAACCGGCGGACAGATTCGTTCAGTAGCAGGGTCAAATGCACATGGAAACTTCGCTCTGGTAGCAGAAGGAGCAGATCCATTAGAGGTTCCTACACCTGCTACAATATACGAAGAACTTAGCCAGCGTGTGGACTGTTATTTCCCCAGCGGAGCATATGCCAACGTGGCTGGCGGTCTGTTAATATTTGTAACCAATTATGAATATACTCCGTTGGGTGGTTCAGAACTGGAAATATTGCATTCCACAAATAACAGCATATACCGATATCCGGTAACTTCAGTAACTACAACTGACCTACCACCGGGGGTCTCAAGATTGAACCTCTCTACCGGTACGGGATCTGCCACTGAAGGACTGTTTGCTGTAGTGGCTGATGGTACGAAAATGACACTAAGGCAGTCGAATCTTACACTGCTTACAGGCGGATTAGAAAATGTTGCTGTGCGACCTTCAACAGGTCTCAAGCTACGTGAGACGGTAGACACTGTATATCGTGTGTTGGAATTTAACTCATATGTAGATTCAAACGGTCCATACGAAGTACTGTTCAACACAGCTAATCCAACACGTTTCCAAGTATTGCTGACCATTACTACAATTGCGTCTAATGTATGTACTACCAGCGGTAATCACAAACTGAGAATTGGTGATAGAATAATTCCTACCAGCACAGCCAATAACTTTGTGAGCGGAACTACTTATTATATTCGTACACAACCTACTTACAATACATTCACAGTATCTACCAGTCCTTCCGGTAGCACGTTTGTGTTAGCTGACGGTAGTGGCTTAACTATCAAGGCTGTGAAATCTCACAAACTGCTGGAAGCCTATACCTTGAATTTTACAGTGTCTGCTGGTGGCACACTGCCTGCACCGATTTTAGCAGGTCAACTATACTATGTGTTACCTAACAATCTCACTGAAACTGAGTTTAGTGTTGGTACACAACAGAATGGTGCGGCGGTGAGTATAACCACAGCAGGCAGCGGAACTCATCAATACAACATCGCTGGACTGACTCTCACACAGACAAGAGAAAACTATAACTACATAGACATAACTATAATCCAGCCCGGAGAATTCATATCGTCGACTCCGACTGGGTCAACTTGTACTATTAGCATCGCCAACCCAGCTGTGGTTACGTTAAACAGTCACGGATTTGTAGCAGGCGATGTAGTTAAATTCACAACCACTGGTGCTTTGCCCACAGGTATAAGCATGCTGAATCGATACTTTGTATTGGCTGCGGGACTGGGTCTAAACAGTTTTAGAATCTCAGCTCAACTTGGCGGTGCTGAGGTGGAAACCACAGGCACGCAAAGCGGAACACAAAAAGTTGGATTAGTCACTGGACGTGTGGGCGACACTGTGTTTGCCGTGGTAGCGATTTCTCAAACAGAAATATCAAGAACACAAGGCAGTAAATTTCTGTATCTGGGTGAAGAATATATTATAAACAGCTATCAACCAGAAGCAGTTACCAACGAAGCGTTTGGTAGAGTTGTTCTTAATCGACCTTTGGTCAACGCCATAAACAACTTAGACAGCGCATATACTATCAAAGCAGGTGTTCCTATACGCAGCAGTGGTAGTCTTGGCACGTTGACCATACGTATTTCGCTGACTCGCGTTACAGGACACGACCTTTTAGAAATTGGCACAGGATCATACGCTGACACTAACTATCCTAAAGAAATTTACGGAGCCAGTGTTAACCCATTGAATCCAGCACAGGAAATCCAGGAACGTGACGTAGGGCGCTGTTTTTATGTGACCACTGACCAATTTGGTAATTTCTCTGTGGGACCATACTTTAGAGTGGATCAAGGTACAGGACAGGTTACGTTCTCAAGTTCCATTGCACTGAGTAATCTTGATGGTATTGGTTTTAAACGTGGTGTGCCTGTCAGTGAATTCTCCACTGACAGCGGTTTCATAGACAATGCCATTGACACAGTGCCTACTGAAAACGCCACTCGTATCTATTTAGAACGACGTTTAGGATTGACTCATGACGGTGCTGTGGTTGGCGTAGGACAATTAATTCCTACAGTCACTGGCGGATACATGGCCTTGGATGGACAGTTGGGCATGAAAGCATCAATGAATCTTAACAACAATAAGATCATCAATGTCACAGATGCCACTGATCCTCAAGATGCTCTCAATCTCAGAAGTTTTACTTTAAGTAATTTCCAGAACTGGGCTGGAGGCGATGTGCAGGGTGGACAGTTCATGGTGTTCACTGGAGTTGGCAACACTGTGATTAATGCCACTGTAACTGGTGATTTAACCTTTGATCTACGCACAGGGGTAGATTCCTCACTGAACAATGTGGATGTACAGCTGAATGCTGGTGTGGTCAACAACGCAGAAGTCAATGCTGCCGCAGCAATTGCACAGAGCAAGTTAGCAATGACTATTGCCACTGCACAGGCTGCTGCTCCTACTGGCACAGCTGCCGTAATACAAGCAGCCAACGGGTTAAGCAGTTTCAGTAATGCAGATTTTGATGTTACTGACGGATGGGTTACACTCAAAGCTAATAGTGTGTTGTTGGGCGATCTTGCTCAGTTAGCCCCAGACACACTGATTGGCAACAGTGGTGTAAGCACTGCCAACGCTGCCGCAGTGGCATTTACCACAGTGGTCGACGAAGGCCTGGCCATTAAGAAATCACAGTATAGCAGCGTGGGATTCTTACGTAGAACAGGTGGCGCAACTGCGTCGGATGCTAATTATGTTATGGTGGCAGGATCCTCTGGGTCAAGTTCAAGCCTCGGCAACGGAGAAGTTATTGTCAGAGACGGTAGTGGTGATTTTGGTGGTAGAACTATAGATGTACAAAATATCAAGATAGACGCTAACTTGGCCATAGATACTGTCAGTACCACAGTCACAGACGGCTATATTAGATATTACGGATTCGATTCAGCAGGCGGTATATTAATACAAACCAGTTCGAGTGTTGCAGCTAATAGAAAAACTGCATATTGGAATAACTTCCACGAATTCAAAACACAGAACGGTGTATCAGATGCACCTATTACATGTTCTACCGTGACTGCGACTTCCATTCAAGTACAGGCCTTGACCACAGGTGGTAATACCACAGCAGGTACTATTACTGGTCGTTGGACATTAACTGGCACATCGCCGAATGAATCAAGACTACAGGCCACATACTCCGCTGACCTTGCAGAATACTACGAAGGCGATAAAGAGTACGAAGTTGGTACTGTATTGGTGTTTGGTGGGGACAAAGAAGTTACCCTAACAAATGTCCAAGGCGACGCCCGTGTAGCTGGAGTGGTTTCTAATACTGCTGCGTTTGCTATGTATGAAGGTTGCCCAGGACTCAAGAACTTGGTAGCGTTACAAGGCCGTGTGCCATGTAAGGTAGTAGGTAAAATTAAGAAAGGAGAAATGCTTGTGACATCAAGAATCCCAGGCGTTGCTGTTGCCGCAGGTGCCGATGTTAAAGTTGGAACCGTAGTAGGTAAAGCATTGGTAGATTATGATAATGATCATATTGGTACAATTGAAATAGCGGTAGGGAGAACATAATGCCTTTTAATACAAATATAACTCCAGGTCGTCCTCCTGTACTGTGGAGCGATGTTAACGAAGCATTTACAAAAGTAAATGAAAATTTCGACATTCTGGTTGCAACCATTGGAGGGGGCAGCGGACTTACTCCGATAGATTTCACTTCGTTGGACACCGATGTTACTCCTACTACAGATAATTTACGTAGTCTCGGTGATACCACACACAGATGGCAATCTGTGTTTACTTCAGAGCACACTACTGCTAATCCGTTAAACGGGGTATGGGCAGGCAATGCACAGATCAAGGGGGTTGGGGTTGTTATAAATCTACCAGAAAATTCCACAGTTGGCGGAGATCCGCTAACTGGCATTGGTACCAGTTTAATCATAGACCCTGACAAAACATTCTTTAAAGAAATACAGGTAAACAATGATCTGTCTGTGGTGGCAACGACATTCGGCGACACTGTGAATTTCTTGCCAGGTGCGGGTGTTGGACTGTCAGTAAGTTCAGGTGCAGACTCGATTACATTCTCAAACACAGGCGTACTGAGTGTAGCAGCTGGTTTAGGTATTACAACTGCCACAGCAAGTGGCGTGGCCACAGTAACTAATGCAGGAGTTCGCAGTCTACAAAGTACAACTGCATTGCCCTCAGGTAGAAGCACAGGTGCAGGTATCAATATCACAGGATCAGTCGGTGACAATCTAAGAATTACCAACGCAGGAGTGATTAGTATATCATCGGGTGTGGGTATCACAGTGAGTGCTGATGCTGCTACAGGTGACGTGACTATCACAAACTCAGCTCCTGCTGTTAATGCATTTACACAAGTTGTAGTCAACGGTGATACATCTAATATATTAGCTGCAGATGCTGTTAGTGATGCG